CTTCCTTGGCTTTGCTATGCGACGGTATAGGCATAGAGAAGGCTAAAGCTATCCTGGCCGTGCATCCGTTCAAGAATATCTTCACTTTAACGACAATGGATTTCCAGGAGATTAAAGGAATAGGCCCGAAGCTGGCCGAGAGGCTTCATAAGTCAATTCATGGAGGTAAAAAATGCAGCAACCGAAGCAAACATGTAGGCAGATAGCTATTGAGCTGGCAGATCTGCTGGACGGAAAGATTGAGGGATATGGTGATAGCCTAAACGTGACTGCTGAGGTAATGAAGCAGCTCTATCCACAGGGTGTTATGCCCGATAACTATAAATACTTCGGTATCCTATATCGCATGATGGACAAGGTTTGCCGGATTGCAAACGGCCATCATGAAGATAGCTGGCTGGATATCGCGGGCTATGCTCTGCGTGTCGAGCAGCAGAGACGGGACGCCCTTAATTCAGAAATCTGGATTGCAGAGGATGGACCAGGGGGCTTTACCTACAAGAGGATTTCAAATACGGAGGCCTGATGGCTACAGTAGTTTGCCCGTGGTGTTGGCAGGAAAATAAGGTATCAGGAAGGTATTTCTGGTGTTCAAAATGCCATTGCCTTCTTTCCCCCGATCCTGCCAGGATGAGTTTGCTTAAAATTATAGGAGGTATAAACAGTGGAAATATCAGAGATTAAGGCGGCGGATATTGATGCCGTATATGATAACTGGCTAGGAGCTTTCGATGCTCTTGCAGCCAGTGAGGATGCAATGGCCGAGCAGAACAACATCTTGCAGGCTTATAAGCCCAACCATCCTAAGGCGATGGAGGCCAGAAATAAGCAGCAGGAGCTACTTCCGGGCCATATTCAGGCACAGAGAGATTTCCGAAGGGCGGATATTGAGGTAAGGCGCCTGGAAGCCATAATCCACATATACAAAAGGATAGCGGATTAAACCGCTACCCTTTGTATATAATGTAGTGCGTAAAATGGTGGTCTCATATCCACTTGATAGCCTGTATATGTTCCTGTGTGGGTATGACCTGAAGAACTACCTGAATAGGTAGTTGAAGTTTTTGATTCATAAGTGTTTCCTGAAGAAGTGGACGCACCACTACCAACCTTACTAGCGGATGGATGGGACGTAGCATAATTATCGTCGTAAGTATGCTCATGGTAGATATTTTCAGCAGTTAATGCTGTTGATCCCACTGTAGCCGAGCTTTTTTCTGGAGTCACGAAGTTGGCACCTCCTGTGTCTCCATAAGCATAAGTGCTTCCAGCTCCCACTAGGAACTTGTTTCGTAGGTCTGGAGTCCCGTTGTCTCCGTTGCAGATCTTCCAGCTTGACCCAGGATCTTCACCATAATACATTACGATAATCCCAACTGGAGCGCCCGACCCTGTAATTTCTGATCCGTGATGTGTGGTAGAATTATCATCTTCCAAGATTAAATCAGCATCACAGCCAGATCCGCTTCCGTCGTTGCCAGCATGCCAGTATGTAGAATCCATAGTAGTTTTTGTATAATATCTAGTGCTGTGACTATGGCCGGTATAGTGGTCTGCTAACCAGTGGGCGTATTGGTTTTCCAGATTATTCAAATTCGTAGTGGTAAACGTGGTCGAACTGGACCACGTAGTTTTAGTATGGGACATTTTAGCTCACCTTCATAATAAATACTAGACAATAATATTCAGGAACTATACTGAAAGAACCTGAAGTCACCGCCGTGTCCGGATGAGTGTGACCTTGACCGCCTCCCACAGAACTTAACGTTCTGGTTGATGTGCCATTTGGAGCAGCGGAATAACCTCCAACAGATACGGAATTAGCCCTATTAGGAGCCATATCTTCACAAGTGTGGTTATGAGAGGGGAAGTTGGACGAGGTTAAAGTAGTTGCTGCAAAACTCATATATCCGGACATATAGGCAGTAGTCGAACCTCCAGTTTCTCCTAATGCTGAAACTTCATCTCCAACGCCTACAATAAAGCGGTCCTGAAGATCCGGTGCTCCATCAAAACCATCACATAAAACCCAACCTGAAGGTATAGAATATTCCGACCCATTCCAGGGCATGATAGCACCATAAGGCAGAGCAGCGGCTAGGATAGTTGATGCATGACTTCCGTCTAGTAGATCAGCATCCATTGTGGTATTTGTAGATCTAAAAAATTTAGCATCACTAGCAGCTTCACTATAAATAGTGGTATCATGATTATGGGAACTTACCAGGGAAGCTCCTTCATCATAACAGGTTTCTATATGATTCATTAGTTGAGCTGTTATTGAATCCGTGCTTACCCATGTGTGAGCAGTATAAGCCATTTTTATATCTCCTTAGGTTTTCATAATCCAGTAGCCGGCATAGTAGGCCGGTCTCTTAGTTATAGCTACGTAAGTAAAGGAAGTCACAGCATGTAGGTGTTCTGTGGGTCCACTCGTAGCTGATCCTGTGCTTGATGTAGTGCCTGTCCTGGTGGTACATGAACCCACAGAAGCACCATAAGGACCTCCAGCATTAGAGGCGACACATTTACTATCTGAATAGGTGTGAGTATGGGCAGGCATTTCATCTGGAGTTAAAGCATGCCCACCGGAATTAAAATTCGCCTGTGTGGGCGTATAGCTAGCGCTGGAAGATCCGCCGGTCTCTCCTGCATAGTATTCCATACCGCGATGCACCAGGAACCGGTTGGTCAGATTAGGCGTATCGTTGGTGCCATCACATCTTACCCATCCAGCGGGAATGGTTGCAGCGCTTCCCGGCCAGAAGGCAATAGTATAAGAAGGAACGCCTTGCATAAGCTCCTCATACGTATATCCATCCAGGGTCTTACATCTAAGACCAGAGCCTGATCCATCCGTAGATGCTTTAAAATATCTAGGTGCATCCACCTCTGTTTTGGTAAAGTAGCTTGAATCGTGGTTATGAGCATCAAAAAGGGTATGTAGCTCATCATATTGCGTTTCTGCGTTATTCAGAGCATTTACCTTCGCTGTTGTACTCATAACGTTATGTTCTACCCAAGTAGTTTTAGTATATGCCATTTTAAGCGCTCCATTTATGCTGTTCAAAGGTAATTTGAAGAATCTCATTTACGTTCTTGGTGTGAGAGTAAGCGTGCTTTGAAAGCTCTATGCCACTCCCTGCCGTCCCACTGCATGAATCTCCACCCCATAGACCCACTGCTGAGATAGTATGTTCATTACCGTAGGCCGAAGCAACCCTGGCAATAACCGTTTCCAAAGCCTTCGCCTCATAAGTAGAGGATGTTCTGGACGTGATAGCGACACGGTAAAACTCCGTATCCACACCTCCAGTGTACCAGTACAACACCAGATACTTAAAAGCGTCATCGGTCCAGTCGAATGCCACAACTCCAGCAGTCGCGGGTGTGGGGGCGCTAGATACCAAAATGGACTTCCACGGGTTAGGCCAGTCTGTCTCCAACCAGTCCTTATGGAAAGGCGCCTCTGTGACCGTGACGGCAGACTCAGCGGCAGTTTGATCTGAGAGTCGAGCCCTGGCAGCAGCAGCGATCTTGACAAAGACCTTGGTCCAGTAGTCGATCACCGGGCCAATAATCCCGGTAATATGTTGGAGCATTAACGACCCATCAAAGGTAATATCGTTGCCGATAATCAACATTTCAGTATCTGCCATATTCAAAGATGGAATATCAACAGTTTGCATAACACCAACGGGCATGACTTCCGTATTTATGCTCTTGTATTCCAATTTGGTGCCTATCACTGCGTAATTTGCCAGTAGAGAATTGCCACGGTCTTTTGCTTCGGCAGTGGTGGTAAGCTCTGGTCTCTCTTCCACAGAGTCCACGATACCGCTGCCACCTTCGGTCAATTCCAAAAGGTCTATTGCATCTTGGTCCATTGTGATGCTGATTATTGGAAACATCCCTTTATAAGAGACGTTGATAGTGACACCGGAACCCACTGGAGAAGCCGATAGATCCTGGTTTACCTCAGATGTGCTTTTAGACCAATACCAGTCCTTACCTGTGTCCACACCTCTTATACCTACAGTCTTTCCTGTTCCTCCCACGGTAATAGTGGGAGCTTCAGCGATAGGGTAAGCCACTACGTAGGTTCTTTGGGAGCCATCGCCTTTGAAATCCTCGGACTGTGTGCTAGTGGTATCCTTTCCAGCTTTGATAATCTGCCTGTTGCGGTATTCAGGAGCCAACCTGGTCTTTCGGACAGAGCTGTGAAGGGCGTTTTCAACCTCGTTATCCTCTTCTTGTAAGGACCACGGAGCGGTAAAGTCGGACCGATTTACAAAGTAGAGCTTCTTCTCCTCTGAGATGTACCAGGTAAAACCGGCATATTCAGCCATACGGTCCATAGCTGCTGATATGGTAATGTAGTCAAATAAGACATTAGGGATATCGGTATCTGCCGTGTCTATCTGACCTACAGTAATCCCTTCAGCGGATAGGTAATCATCAAAGATATCCTGGACTACCTCATCAGGCCGATCATCCACCCATGCCCGACCAACCAGGCGTTTATCTGTCACATAGTGGAAATCTATGCAGGATACTTCATGAATCTTCATTCCCATTGCAAATAACAGCTCAGTGATTTGATCCACAAAGCCCGCAAATATCGTGCCATCCTCGTTTTCAATTAGAACCTGATCTCCTTTGCTCCATTCCCACTGGTTAAGCACGTCAATGACCTTGAAAAAGGCGGTGCTTGGAGCCTCGATGGTTTGAACCACATTAAAGCTTTCAATGAGGATGAAAGATCTATCACCATCTTTCATAGCCTGCCAGTCTATACTCATCAAATCTTCCCATCTAGAATTAAGGGCGTCCTGCCAAATACCCGTAGTCCAGAGTTCATCGGTGCCTATCGTAATATACATCATTTAAATGCATCCCCCGAACGGCCCGCCCTTCTCGAATCTCCAGTGGAAACGTCGAAGCTCCTCATCAGTCCATACCCTGTCTTCTTTGAAATAAAGCCCTATCCGTTTGCCTGTTCGCTCCTGTCCTGATTGCTGAGTGTTATTAACTCTAATAGTGCTCTGTCCTGCGTTATTATTTCCATTACTCTGATCGGATAAAACTTCAATTCCATCTATCCAAGCATCCCATGTATTAGAGTAAGCTCCTTTGTTTACCAAAAAGACAAAATGCCATTCATCCATAGCCCATTGCGGGTTCAATACATACCCTACAGCAGTAGTTTGACCTACAATAAATTTAAGTTGATCTCCGCCGCTATCATCTCTATGGTATTTTATTTGAATATGCTCTAATCCATTATTATCTCTAGTCATTTCAATTATAGTAGTGGCCCATCCATCAGTAGGTTGTGCGATCATTTGAACAGCAACGCCTATAGTCCATGCTGTGTCCGTGACAAGAGCTGTAGCTGAGGTTTTATTTGCGTAAGCATTACCATCCGCAAAATTCACATATCCACCATAAGGACTACGTATAGCCAGGGGATAAGTAGGCGTGCCTGTCGCTGAGAGATCATAACCTGAAGGGCCGTCATCCTTCAGGTCTCCCTCAAAAAGATAGGTAAACTTATACTTACCTCTCATGCTCATGTCATATACCTCCAGGCAACCGGCATATAATACAGATAGATGTGTCCATGTAGAGCACTGGTGGTATGGGTGGCGTCACAGTCCAGGGTTATGATGGACCCTGCCGCTATCTCGGTTTGCACGTTGTCCACTACGTTATTCACGTCACTGGTGGCACCGCTCGCTATGCTCGGCTTGGTGGTCATGATGGTTGCGCCGTCATCATTTACGTCGAAGGTCAGGGAATTTGTTGTACCAGCGGTTTTCACATAAGCATTTACCATGAAAGCATAGATGGGCTCTATGGTATAGAAGGAAATGCCTATATCAGTGTTGCCGCCGGCGAAAGTTCCTGGTATAAACCAGCAGAACTGCTTAACCTTCTCACAGAAGTATTTAAGTGAGCTGGAATCTATAGAAGCCATTGTGTCTCCAACGATATCACACGTCACGGTATTAGTAGCATAAGTGGCAGCTACAATAATGGCCTGCTTATAAGCGCTGCTCTCAGTCCACTTAACGATAGTTCCTGGTGCAAGGAGTTTATCATACTTGTTGGCATTGCTGGTATCGGTTAAAGTGAATGTGTCGTTGTCAGATCTTGCAGGGCTTCCCGGCACAGCAGTCCAGAAGCTTGATCCTCCAGCAGGAGCGGCCCATGCTGCCGTAGTCCCGTTTGAAGTCAGAACATAACCGTTTGTACCGAGAGCCAACCTGGCAAAGGTATCCGCACTTGAAGCTACGAGAAGATCACCCTGTGCATCAGCTATTGAATGTTTGATATACTGGGTATGGTCGTCATCGGAAAGTCCAGCTAGACCTCCGTGATCTATCTGTGCTCCATCTCCTCCGTTGTGGTCGTGAGAGTTCCCGTTGGTCACGCCTACGTTAGTCCAGGCAGCAGTAGTCCCGTTTGAAGCCAAAACATACCCACTTGAACCAAGGGCTAACCTGGCAAAAGCATCATTGCCTGAAGCTACAAGAAGATCGCCTTGTGCATCAGCTAAGGAGTGCTTTATATACTGGGTATGGTCATCATCGGAAAGTCCAGCTAGACCTCCGTGATCTATCTGCCCGCCATCCCCTCCTGCATGGTCGTGGCTGTCTCCGTT